CAGAAAAATCCTGGAAGTCAATTTTGTTATCTCTATTAAAATCGAATCGAGGATTATAGTTTTCTTGACCAAAGGCTGAATTAAAAGCCGCTTGGAAAGGTTGCACTGCTTCAGGAACTCCTGTGGCAACTTTAGTCAAAGGAGGCGGCTGAGATGGTCCACCAGCCGCAGGTACTATAGGTGCGCCACCAGGAGGAGTCTGGGGCGTACCACCGCCAGGAGAGGGCTGAGGTGCGCCTTGACCTGGGGCTTGACCTGGACCTTGACCTGGACCGCCTGGAGGAGACTGAGGTCCACCTTGGCCTGGGCCTTGACTTGGAGGAGGCGGGAAACCATTACCACCAGCAGGGGGCATTTGCGGACCTGGACCACCCCCTGGCGCTATAAGTGACGTTACATCTTCTATGCCATTGCCAAAATCAGCACCATATCCAGGCGTCCACGTAGGAGTACCGTTCACGTTTCGGAAGGTTCCCCTTTGCCCGTGGAACATTACCGCCTGGTCGATATAGGGATCTACTTTATTTGGATCAAACTTTGTAAAGTCAGGTGCGCCGTTCATGATATGCCTTTTAGGTAACTCCGGCCTGCGGTTTTCTCATTCTGCCAATAGGTTTAAATATAGCTGTGGCACGGCGTATGCTCATCTCTTCACTGGTATTTGCATTCTGGTATTGCAACTGCACAACAGGGTCATATCCTGTAAGGTCGGTATCCTCCAGGGCAACGAGATCATCAGGAGCTATGGAGGACTCCCCAATAACAAAGGCACCGATAGCATCAAACCCGCCACCCTGATTGAATGTTGTTGTCTGACCTACAATACCTGGAGATGAATAGGTAATATTCACCTCGTAGTTTCCAAGAATATCAAAGTTGTTTCTTACAAAAAGCCACCGCAGCATAACATCTGGCCCCATAGCTGGAGATGCGGCAGTCTTGAAATAGGAATCTATAGCCGTTACAGTGCTTCCATCTGTATCGTTAAGACCCTCTTCGTGCGTATAGAGAAATCCATCGGACTCATCTCCAGACACGGGCACATTGTCAACGATGCCAGCAGAAGTCAGTGAACTGTTTAAGCCACCCGTCCACGGTGGATAAAAGATTCCACGCAGATAGTCATAGACAAGGATATGGTTCATCGTTGTCTGGGTAGTGCCATACGGAATATAAAACCACACTTCGTTCTTCTGCTCGTATACAATGGCAAAACTTTTATGTAGACGCGAGGCGTTTATGCTGTCCCAGTAGCGTTCGCCATCCAAGCGTCCCGATGTCTTTATGCTGTCTATGCCATTAAAGGCGTAGATGCCGTCTTTCCTGATATATAGCTGTAGCTCACCACTCCCAGGAACCCGAATCGTTACCAGTGACCTGTTGGATACGGTCCCTGCATTTGTCAAAGGCTGGCGTCTAAAGGGCGTTACGGCATTTCCCGTTGGTGATAATCCAAAGATCGTGTCTTTGGTATGAACGGCCAACATCGTGCCTATCTTCTTCAGCCCTGTTATTTCGGAGCCAAAATCATAATAGCCGTCAGCATCCCACGTTGTAATATCCGAAACGTCACTACGCCAGACTCTATCTGTGCCAGAAGAAAGGTTCCCTGCCCACCCCCTGTTATCAAAAAACTCTACTGACTTGGCCCAGGTAAATCGAGAGTCAACATCCCACGCGGCTATGTTTCCCCCTGCCGCCGTCCACTTTAGAAGGACATCTCCATTTACTCCATTATGACCAAACAGTGTGCCGTTAGCATCAGCAAGGGACCACGTATTATCATCGCCAGCGGTAATTGTCGCGCTTCCCGTCCTGTCTGTCCACGTTCCCGATGCTCCTTCATAAAACTTCGTTCCTACAACAGCGAACTCACGGCTGCTGGTGGCGCTGAATTCGTGCTGACCACAGGCCGTATATGCGTGTCCCCCTGATACTGCCGTGCCATTATATGGCGTTGTCCCTTTTCTGCTCTGCGCCTCGCCGCCAATACCTATGCGAACATTTCTGCCTTCGGCAATCTCGTTCTGCGTCAGCTCTTCGGCAGGCTTGCTGAAGTTTATGCCACCAAACCACGGACCATAAGGATGTGGGTTCCCAGGAATCGGCATCACCCAAGCGTCCCTGTCTGAACAACAAAGTTAACCATCGGGTAGGTGCTTCCGCGCCGTGGGAAACGATAATGCTCGTTCCCATCCTGGGACTCGTCCGTCTTGATGTTAGACTCTACAGCAAAGAGGTAACTGTTAAAGTCGTTTGTCTCCCCCTCCTCATCGCCCTTTTCGCCCTTATACCTGGCGGCGATGAAGTGAACCATAGCCCACTGTGACCAGAGGGGCATCGTTGCTGCGAGGTCTGTGCTGTCATTACTGCTTGTTTTATCTGGAACAAAGGCGAAGTAATGATATGTAATCGTTTCGCTGCTGGTGTCAGGGATTGGATGAAGGTCTACTTCCCAATATCCTGTTGAGGAGTTTATACCATTTACAACAACAAAACGGCTGGCCCCTTCTTCGTCGTTGTCAGGGTCAGCCTGTATCATCTCCTGGATATCTACCATTGACATCGTTACGTCATCGGTAGTATGCACAAACATAAGCGGCTTCAAAACATCTGCGGCCAGAGAATATGCTTTTGTGCCATCCGCTGTTGTTATTGTAGATGACTTTATCAGCCACCTCCAATCGTGGCGCTGTGCCAGGTCTTTGGTGCCCTCGTTGAAATAGTCTCTGGCTCGATCCAGAAATATACTATTCGCGGTATTCAGCCCTGCTCTTGCAAGGCCAAGCTGCATAACTTTTGTCAGGGTCATAGCTCTGAATAATCCAATATCGTACCGGTTTTTGTAGAGCCGCTAGAGTTGGTAATCTTGGCTTTTACATCTCCAGATGCTGAGTCCATCCAGAAAAGTGTAGTATTTGTCGGCGGGTCAGCAGGGGTATCTGACCGCGCCGTCAGTGCAATCTCAGTAAAAGTCAGAAGACTTCCATCGCCACTATATCCTACAGCGTCAACATGGCCTTGAAAGGTTTTATCTCCTCCCCTTGTTCGATAGAGATAGTCCTTTTGATGGATGTTCTCTTCCACTATACCCCTGCTATCTCTTCGGCATATGCCTCTGAGTTATCCTTGGGATACTTTATTTCCTGGTTTTCCCTGAAGGCATATACAATTTCCTGGAGTTGGTCCAGGTTCTGTATTGGATGCCCGTCGAGCCATGACTGCTTATAGAGCGTAAGAACGACCTCATGCTCTTCTTCAGGATATGACTCCAGTACCCATTCGGGATGTGCAGGTGTCCACGGCGTCCCATCTTCAAAATCGTCGTGTGATGCCCCCCCTGTTGCTCTGGCTATCCCACGCACTTCTTCATTTGTTGCCCTGGAGCGACTACGCTTAAGCTCCGGCGTTTTGATGCGTGTGCTTCTCTCTGTAACCTGCTGGTTTAGAACGGCTATCTGTGCATCCTTGGATTTGTTGGCATCCTCAAGAGCAGTCAGGCGTTCTGTAAGAACATCCAGCGGATTTCGTGAAAGGTCTTGATTAATCTTTTTGTCCATTGTCCTCTCCATCCTCCCTTTTTGAAGTGGGGGTGAGGCGGGAGGGACAAGGTACCCCACCCCCACTAATCCCTTGGCACGGAGCGGTAAGGGATAATTCTATCCTACTCCAGGTCCAGATACATAGAAATGAATGTATTATCATCGCCCGTTGGTGAAACATGATATCCGATAGTTCTAACTCCATCAAGAGCATCGGTCTTTGCTTCCACTTGACCATCATGGTTAGCACTTGCGACAAGTTCCTGACCGTAATGCGGCGTAGCTGTAGTACCATAATCAGCATCTATCGCACAAATACCCTTTGTCTGCATCCAGAAATAATATCCACTGGTAATTGCAATAGGGGCTACACCAACAGGCCAACTATCTGTAGCGGCTCCCACTGATGTTCCATCACACGTGATTACTGCGCCATAAGGGGCACCAACAATAATGATATCTGTATCCGATCCTGGAGCAGTGACAATAGCATCATACAAGTTAAAAGTAATCTTGTCCGATGCTGCTGCCTTATGATCCGAAATTCGGAAATACTGACCTGCGCCAGCGCCGTCTGACAAGATGATATAAGAACCTGCATAAGCGTTTGCCGTTGTTGCAAACTCCGAACCAGCACCTGTAAGAGTCAGGGTATACGCCCCAGCCACAGAATCACTGCCAACAGTAAAGTTATCTGTTTCAGCCAACAGCCCTGCGCTATAATCATTAGCGCACAAGTTAGCAATAGCTACTGCGGCGGCAGCATTTGTATATCGGAATACCCTGCCATCATCAAACTCCAACTTTGTGCCGAGCGGTGCTTTCTGATTTTCCGATTCGCTATAAATACTCTGTGGAACACCATTGATTCCTCCACCGAAACCAACAGAACCATTGGAGGTATGTCCCCCACCAAATCTCCATCCGTTATACTTAGCCATTCTTTATTCCTT